TTTGGGTTATTTTCAAATTCTTTATATGCTTTTAAAACTGGTGAAGGCAAATCACTAATTATAAATTTAACATTATCAGGTACTAATCCTTTTGATTTAAATAAATTAAATAAATCTAATGTTTGTTCTGCTGTAAATGAATCTACTGGTTTTGGTCCTATTATTACTAAAACTTCATCAGCAGCACTTGCTGCAGCCTTTATACGAGCTAAGTGATCTTTATGTGGTGGTTTAAATTTACCAGGAAATACAGCAATTGTAGAATTTTCTCCTTCTGTTAATAAAGGAGTAATCATTTTCATTATTAATGCGTTATATTTTTCTTGTAATGCATTTACAGTATCTAATGATTGTTGTTTTTTAATTCCTTTATCAAGTCCTACTTCTGCATCACCTACTCTAATATTTTTAGCATACATTCCTTTAAGACGATCTATTGATCTTCTATTTTTGAATTTTTTAATTTTACTGATTATAGTATCAAATTTATCTTTTTCAATATCTACACCTAATGCTGATAATACTGTTTTTATATCAGAGAATTTATTAGATGTCCATACTGTTCTACCCTCACTAGTACCTGTTTTAACTATTTTTAATGATAATTCTGAAGGGTTCAAATTAAAATCATATTCTTCTCCTTCACCAGGTTTTTCAATATCTGTAATTTTTAAATCTTTAAATAATTTATCAATTTGATTTTGATCTAATTCAGTAAATATTGCTTTAACTAAACCTAACGCTAAACCTTGTTCTTGAGCTGGTAGATCTAACATTTTATATGTAAATTTACCTTCATCTTTTGATGCTGTTACTATATTATCTATCTGAACGTATTCATTTTCTTTTCCATATATTGGGTATAATATAGAAACTATAGAACCATGTATAAAATATTTTTTATTTTTCTTCTGTGGTATTTCAGGGACTTTATTAATTTGTTCTATAAATTTAGCTAAAGTTTGTTTAAGTTCTTTTTTATCACCTCCAGGAAACGATACAACAACATCTATATCCCCAAATATATCTTTTTCAGGTCTAGAGCGAACTCCAGTTATTGTGTATGATTTATCTAGACCTAAAGGTTTTAAGACATTATCTCTATAGTCACGAATTGTGGCTTTTAAATCTTCTTTTTTAATACGTGATCCGCCTGCTGCTCCACTCATGTTATTTAGATATTATTAGGTACATATGCTTTAGCTCTTCTTAAAGCTTCAGCAAACATTTTTAATGCGTTTTCTTTATCGTCAGGTTTAAGATTAGTTTTGATATAATCCATTAATCTATTATAATTACTAGTTATTTCTAATGTTAATGGTTGTTTAGGTTTATATTCATCATTAAATACTTCTATAGCATCTTGAGGTTTATTACCTAATACATCACCTGTTTCTTTACGAACAAAACCCTTACCATTTTTAAAAGTATAACCTGTAGCAGCGAACATAGCTAACATTAATTGTCCTCTATGTAAACCTTTAATTTCAGAATCATCATCTGGTAATTCAGAATTGTATCTGAATTTTAACCAATCCATGTCTCCTGTATCTAAGTCAAGTTGAGCATTTAAATCTAATTTTTTACCATCAGTTGAATACTGTGGGTATGAAAAGTGAATTGTACCACCATTAGCGGCTTTATCACTTGCATATAAATCATTTCCAGATCCATTAATTTTTTTAACAATTAATTGTATTAATGATTTTACTTGAATTTGTTCATCAGTAGCAGAACGAGCTGCTTTTTTGTTTTTTTCGTATAAGGCATTATATTCATTAGAATCAATACCCCATCCATTAGTATCTGCATCTCCATTACTGAAGAAATGTTCAGATGAATATGCTAAATCAACGTCTCCTGATTTTGGTTTTTTACCTGTAGATCCTAACCAGTTGCTTTTATCATTTAAAGATACAAATGTTGATTTTTTATTAGGAAAAATACTACTTAAAGTCGATACAAATCTTTCTACTGTTGGTTTTATATTATCTAATACGACATCATCAGTATCATATTCGGTACCTGTAAATACATTACCACCTTCCGTTATTACTTTTTTTAAAATCTCAATTAAAGAAATCATTCCAATATTTTGGTATAAATATTAGCAATTACATTCCTATTTGAATTTCAGTTGGGAAATCGTTTGATGTTGGTTTTGGATCTGGGTGTTCTAATTTGTATAATTCGTGTATATATCCGAATAATTTGAAATTTTCTTCAATAGTACGGGTTGGTTCAAATATTTCCCATCCTTTACCTTGCATTTTTTCTCCTTTTTTATCTGCTTTATGTTTAGATGATTTTAACCAAATAATACCTACACGTTCAATTTTTTCCTCATATAATTCATTCCATGCTTGAGCATAAGCTGATAATTGTAATTCTTGACTTGTATGTAATGAATTTGATGTTTTAATATCTAATAACCATTTTTGACCATTTATTTCTACTACTAAGTCACACGTACCTGCAAACATGTATTTGTCTGAAAATAAGTGTATTTCACTTTCTATTAATATTGGTTTATATGTTGTCCAGAATTCATGAAATCTTAAAATCATTTGCCATACAAACATTGAGTATTGTGAATATCCTCTATCATCAATTAATGATATCTTTTCACCCAAAAGATATCTTTCAACAGCATCGTGTACTTGTGTACCTTCATCAGCTGCTTTTCTCATTATAATATCTGAGTTATGTCCTACATCTTTTAGCCATGTTTCAAAAAATTTATTTTTGGGCATGTATTGTAAAATACTAGTAACTGATGGATAATAACTACCATTTCTAGTGTAGTATCTGTTATCCATTATTGTTACTCTTTTAGAGGTATCATCTATTTCTAATAGACGTTTAACATGTTTTTTATGAACGTTTACATTTTTTTCAATCATAATTGTAGTTTTTTCTCTAATAAGCTAGAGAATGTTAGTGGGTAAGTGTCTTGAATTAATTTTGTGAAATTATTAAACCCCATTTCACTAGGGTCTTTGTCATTTAAGTCTACTAAATAAACTTCTTTGCCTTCTTTCATCAGTTTCTCGCAAATAGGTAAAGCTTGCTTTTGAGCATCTCTATCTAAAGCTATATATATTTTTTCAACACTAGACTTTACAATCTGTTTCATTAGATTAGATTGTATATTTTTGCCTAGTAATGGGATAGTATTTCTTTTAATGGCTATTGCGTCAAATGGTCCTTCACACAATATAAACGGTATTTCCCAATTAATAAACAACTCAAAAGGTATTATATCACGTGATACTTCTGGGTTTTGGTACTTTTGTTTTGAGTCTTTAAGAAATGATCTTCCTGTAAAATAATTTAACACTCCATTTTTATTGTAAGATGGAATGATTATCATTTTAGCATATTTACCGGTTTCACAATAACCAATATTATATTTAATAATATCTTCTTCGGTTATATTTCTTGATTTTACATAAGATAGAGCATGTCTACCTGTTATGTTTGTTTGAGTTATATTAAGTAGTGATTTAAATTCTTTAGGTAATTCTACTTTTTGTTCTACTACAAGTTGTTTTTCAATAAATCCACCTTTAGTAAGTGATCGTAAATCAGCTATTAATTCAGGAGATAATGGAAATGATTTAAGAACTTGAGTTACTTTTTTACCTTTACGGTCACAAGCCCAACAATGCCAAGGATTTTCACCTTTTTTATTTTCAGTAAAATTAACCTCTAATTTAGGTTTGTGGTGATTACAAAATGGACAATGATAAGCATAGTTTCCTCTAGAAGTTGATTTACCAGTTCCTAATACAGAATTAACTAAAGCTATCAAACTTTGATTTAACATAAAAACAATATAATAAAAAAAGCTTGGGTGACCAAGCTTAAATTTATTTATTTTATTTTGTTAATTTTTTCTTTAGCAGCTTGAGCTTTTGCTTTAATATCTTCTTTAGCTTTTCGTATTTCATCCATTGATGATTCAACTTCTTTAAGTTGATCTTCAAATGATTTTAATGCTTCACCGGCTAAACGATTTGCTTCTGATTTGTTTTTGTATATTCCTAAAGTTTCTTCTGGTCTAATATCTTCAAATGCTGTTGCTTCGTAAACCATTTCTTCCTTAGTCATGCCTTTTTTAGGTTTTTTAGCTACGAAAAATTTACCAACTTCATCAACAGGGATATGTGCTTCTTCTGCCATTAAAGCATCCATTACTTCATTAATTACTCCTTCAAATGCCTTTAAAGTACCTGAAACTGCTGGGTTATCGAACATAATATCTCCTTCAGGAGTTACGTCTTTAATTTTTACAGCAATAGCATACATACCTAATGAAGAATTAAGTTTACTTGTTTTCTTTAATAAAGATTTAAGTTCTTGAGGTAATCCTAAAGCATTAATATCATTAATACGTTTTAAAGATGATTTTGCTGTATTTGTTGTTTGACCTGATTCTCTAGCGTTTAGGGCAGCATGTAAATCTTTTGATATATATAAAGTATATTCACCTTCACTATTTTTTACTAACTTGAAATCTCCTTTAAAAGCATCTCTTACACTTTTAGGAAGTTTAACAAATGAAGGAATAAATCTTTTACCGCCTTTACCTTTAGCTCCACCAGCACCTATTTGAATGTTTTTACCACCCGTTCCAAATGCTTCGTTATTAAGTACGTATTGGATTTCTTCGTTAATTATTTTTCTTAAATCTGTTAGTTTCATATCTGTTATAAATATTATAAAAAGTCTTTACTGTAGAATTTCCCTAAAATGTTATCATTAAACCATTTATCAGGATTTTCTAACACACCATGAGTAAACATGTATTTACATTCATAGTATGTTAGCAATTTTTTATTGGGTACCAATTGTAGTATCTGACGGGTAAATTCCTCTTGTTTACCGTCCTTTATCAGTGCTAAAATTGGTTTTGCGGACCCAAAATATGTTTTCCAATCAGATTCTTTCTTAACAATTTCGGTTGTTACTTTTCTTCCTCTTGTTACGGGCATTTCTGCCAATTCTTTTTTTGTTAATTTGCGCTTTACATTGTGGTATAGCGATTTTTTACCCAAGTACGATACTCCACTCGGAGTATGAGTTACCATGTATATATACCCAAAAGTGTCGGTTGGAAAATCTTCCAGGGATATCATTTCTTTGTTTTCGTATAACCAATTATTCATAAAAATTATCTATCTATATTAATAAGTATTGTAGTATCTGTTGTAGGCGATGAAGGTAATGGTTGTGATAATTTTCCTATTGCTAGTAAATTTTGATTTTCATCATATAAACCTACTGTTGTAACATAAGGCGTAAAGAATGAACTAGTAGTAAAACTATAAGGTATACCTTCTGAACCTGAAATTATTGATGGATTTAAACTTAAATTAAATTCATTTTCTCTCATTGTACATTTATATTGTGTTTCATAAAGAGTTAACGAAGATGAAAATGCAATTGTAACGGCTGATGATGTAATAAAATTTTCAATAAAATTAGAATCCGATCCACCTCCACTACCATATGCTGATGAACCATAAATTCCAGAGCCATATAAATTAGAAACTCCTCCACCACCTGGGGAGCCATCACTTGTTATAACAGCTATACCATGAGAATAGAATATATTTCCACATATTTGATTATTAGAAACGTTAATTAAATTTCCTTCTCCATCGTCACTTATAGTTCCACTAGGAGCAGTTATAATAAATGAGTTTGGTTGAATATAATTTCCTATAATTCCTACAGGTAAAGATATTACTCCTATTTCATCATTAAGGTTAGTAGGAAAATAATGAGCAAATGTTAATGTTGTTTGAGGATAATTATAATAACGACCTTGTGATGAAGTAGGACCTACATAAACATCTCCAGCACTGTCAGAACCTGGTATTAAACTTGCTGAGTTAGGAGTTGCTCCATAACTTTGAGTTGAATTCAAATAATTAGAATAATATAATTCTCTAATAGAGTCATATATTAATCTTTGATATTGAGTAGTAATCTGTCCTGTTGTAGGATCTGATGATGGATTAAATAAACTACCAGTTATATTTGTTCCTAGAAATCTATCAATACCAACATTAGAACCTGTAAACGACGCAGCACCACTAAAGGTAAATGATTTATTTACCTCAAATGGAGAAACAATTATATCCGATGCTTGAAATTGTTTGAATACACTCATTCATTTTAGAAATCTAACTTAACACGAATTAATGCTTCTGAAGTAAAATCTTTAGATAATGGTCTTGATAATTTAGCTACAGCTAATAATTCATTTGCATCATTGTATAAACCTACAGTTG